CAGATAATATCGAATCTAAATATTTCTACAGATTAATGTTTTTAACTAATAAATCTTGGTCGATAGGTCAAATTACCACTATTGCATTTTTATACACTTTTAGAGAAATATTTGAAGATAAGGAATTTAAAAAAATTCATTTTTCATTAGATAGGGGAGATTTATTAGATTTTATTGGTATTGATATTAAAATAATAACAAAGGAAAATGAAGAAATAACCATTCAAGTTAAAAATGGTAAATTTACTGAAAGAAATTCTAATTACGAAATAACTAGTTCAGTTAATGATTTTAAATCTATTGCAACTCATTATTGTTTCATTGACATACAAGAAAATGAAACAAAAATTATAGTATTTAAAAATGAAAAAAAACAAATATTTGAATACCATAATTCCTATACTTTTGAAAAAGAATTATTAATAAATAAACCAATAACAAAAAATATGGTCATACCACAAAAACTACACGAAATGTTAATATTTTGTGCGGAAAATAAAATAGTATTTGATTTAAAAAATAAAGAAGGAGAAGAAAATAATATTTCTTGGTCACTAAGTCCTGAAAAAATAGTAACGGTAACAATTGGAGACTTTAAAGAAGAAAATTTGGGAAATTACATATCAACAAAATTTGACGAATTAAAAGAGGCTCTTAAGTAATGAATTGGCAAAACTTTCACCATATTCACCATCACCCATAACTTGATCAATAATGTTTTTCTTTTTTTGTAAAATATTATAAACAATCATTTCAATAGTATTTTCAAAAACAGGATAATAAACTAATACACTATTTTTTTGACCGTACCTGTAAGCTCTATCTTCTGCTTGTGAATGGTCAGAAGGTACGAATGATAAGTCGTTCATTATAACCACCTCTGCAGCTGTTAATGTAATTCCAACACCACCAGCTTTAATATTTGATATGAATATTTTTGTTTTGTCATCATTTTGAAATTTATCCACACTTTGTTGTCTTTTTTCTTTTGACATTCTACCATCAAGAATTACCGAATTTTTTTTATATTTTTCATGTAACATATCTAAACTTGATGTGAAATTCGTAAATACAATAACTTTTTTTCCTTGTTCAATAACTTTATCAATTAACTCACAAGTATATGGTACTTTTTCAAATGCAATGACTTGTCTTAATTTCATTAAACGATTTATTGTAACTGTTAAAGATTCTTTATTCCTATTATCTTTTGAAATTCGTATAAAATCTTCCAATTCATCACTATAAAACGTACTAGTTAAATCTAAAAATATTGGACTAACCATCTTTTCAGGTAAATCAAGAATATCTGTTTTCATTCTTCTTAAAACAATATTTTTAGTTCTTTCTCTAAGTTCATCTAAATTAGATGAACCATTCGTATTCCATATTTTTTTACCCCCAACTTTAAATTGATATCCCGCACAATATCTTTTCACATAACCTTGCCAATTTAACGCAATTGGTGAATCAACTATTTTTAATAAATTATAATAGTTGATAGGTCTTGATGTCATTGGTGTTCCTGTTAATAACCAAACTTTGGGGATATTCTTAACCAAATCATTAATCAATTTAGTTCTTTGTGCAGTAGGATTTGAAATATAATGTGCCTCGTCAATAATAACTAAATCAAATTTTTCATTTTCAATTAACTTATATGATTCAATATTTTCCGTCTTTTCCATACTATGATAATTTTTTAAAATATCATAATTAATAATATAAAAATCAAAAGTTGGTTCCCAATTTTTACCTTCTACGATTAATATATTTTTATCAGAATAATTTTTTATTTCTCTATACCAATTTATTTTTAATGATGATGGACAAATAACTAAAACTTTCTTTGATTCACTCTCTAATGAAGCTATAATAGCAGATGTGGTATTATGTGTAACAATACAATGTTCTGCAACATATAACTTATCAGGTGCATCAACAGATATACACGTACATTCATCTTGACCAATTTTTTCAATATTCTTGATATATCTACCAGTTGGATATTTTTGAGGTTCATTATATCTTTCTGACTTTCGTTTTAAACGAAACGGATTCATCCCTGATGGTAATTTTATATTTACACGATAAGATATTGAACATTCTACACGTTTACCATCTTTTTTATAATAACTTTTTCTTGATTTTTTTCTTGCAATTCCACCTAGTGTTTGAACGATTTCACACACATCATCACATAATTTTTCGGAAATTGTTGAATATTCAGTTCCTTTAAAAACACCATTTTTAGATAACATACAATGACCGTCTGTATCCATTAAACCTTGTAATATTGCAAGTCGGTTCTCAATAGACGAATATTTATATATCTCAGGTATAAATTTATTATGAGAACGAGTATCTTCAATGTTTAAATCAAATAGAACGTCCCCAACATTAATATAACCATTTCTCTTATTATCCTGTGATTTATTTTCTTTTAAATTAAAGTTTTCAAATAACTCATCATAATCGTCTTTATGAACACTAAATCTTATATTTTTTTTATTAAAAGACCCATCACCTAAACCAAGTCCAAATAAATAAGGATCTATCGGTAATTCGTTATTATTGTTAAATTCTATTGGTTTTACAATTGGAATTTGCCATTTATTATTACCGTTTGGAGATTTATAATAAGTTTCAATGTTATAATTTTTTTCTGAATTATATCCATCACCTTTTATTGTTATTACCCCCCCTTCAAACATTTGTTTTGTAGATAAAATTAACGATTTTTTTAATCTTTCATTTTTTGTATTTTTACCATAGTTAGGTGATGAGACCGACCATAAATGTTCATCACCAGAAATAATTGAATACCCATCGTTAAATGTTATTTTATAGGTGTCTTTTATTCCTTGTGGGAAAACACCTATTACATTACAAGGATTACCGTTTGAACCAATCACCCTATCTCCTACCAAAATTTCACCCATTTTTTTAACACCTAACTCTGTGTAAATCAATGTATTATTTGATAAGAATTTACCCACGCCCATATCGTCAGCTAAGATGAATTTATTATTTGATAATAATTTTTCTATTGCTTCTTTTTGATGATTCATGGGTGCCCTATGAGAATAAGGTGAATAATCAATAACTCTATTTAATTTTTTCTCTTCTTGAATTATTGCAAATTTTGGTAACCAGATTGCGTAATTATTTTGTTTTTCATTTAATTTACCCCATATATGGTAAGCGTTATCACTTTCGCATAATAATTTTTCACACCAAATTTTTTCAGGTAATGAAGATAAATTTTTATCTTTCATTAAAGTCTCAGCAAAATTATTGGTGATAGTTATATATTTTTTAGCTATTTTTGGTATAACATTATAATATTTTATAACATATTCAGATTGTGTTCTTGTTAAATTATATTTTACATTAGTAACCATTTTTAGTTTCCAATCTAATATTTGATTGTTAAATCCTTCATATTTTAACAATAATTCTCTTGCTTCTTTTTCAGGTATTAAATTCTCCATACAATACAAATATACTTAAAAATTTTTTAATAACAAAACTATTTATTAAATATGAAACAAAAAATACCCATAACAAGAATAAGTAAATTCTTTTCTGAAGATGATTTTAAATTGAATCAACAGATAGGTCAAGAGTATCTTCATGGAGATATTAATATGAAGTTAGTTCTTTTTAGAATTAACACACAAAAGACTGATATTGATAATGTTTATGGTGAAGTTGGAAAAGACCAAATAAAGTTTTTTCTGCCTGTTGAATTTAATGGTTTAGTAAAAATTGAAGAACCAAAAAATACTTCATATAAAACAGGATTAAATAGATATTTGGAACCAGGAAACATGACTGTATCGGTATATATTTCACATTTGGAAGAATTGAAAGTAGACATAAAGTATGGTGATTTTATTGGTTATCCTGAATCAGAAGATAGGGTAAGATATTATACTGTTGTAAATGATGGAAAAGTCACATCGGATAATAAACATAATATGTTTGGGTTTAAACCATATTATAGAACAATAGTTTGTGCTCCTGTACAAGAATCAGAATTTAGAGGTATATAATAAAATTAACCACATAAGTTAGATTATTTATAATAAATTAAAAAATGGGAATACCTAAAAGAAAAAATGATATACAAGTTTATAATAGTAATAGTGGTATAAACGAAACTAATGTAAAAGGAAGAAGAAAAGAATTATTAGAAAGAATAACAAAATCAGATACTTTCTTACCCGATTCAATTTTACATGAAGATCTTGATTTAGGTATGTTAAATTTTATTACTGAAAATTTTAAAATTGTTTCTGATGGTGAGGAAATACCAATAATACCTAAAATTTTAACAGTTCAAAGATGGGGAGAAATTTCAAATAATTGGTCATTCTCTGATGAAAGTGGTAATATAAAATTACCATTTATTGCGGTAATTAGAAAACCTGATGTTCAATTTGGTACTAACCCATCTATTCATAGGACTATACCAGATAGAAGACAATTTTTTTATGCATCAGTTCCAACATGGAATGGAACACAAATGGGTGCTGATGTGTATAAAATACCACAACCAATTGCTGTTGACATATCATTTGAAGTAAGTGTTATTTGTAATAAACTAAGAGATATAAATCTTTTCAATAAAAAAATATTACAAAAATTTTCATCTAGACAATCATATACAACAGTAAAAGGTCACTATATACCCATAGTATTAGAAAGAATAGAGGATACTAGTCCAATGGATTCTTTAGAAAACAGAAGATTCTATATTCAAAATTATTCTTTTTTAATGTTGGGTTTCTTAATTGATGATGAAGAATTTGAAGTTAAACCAGCAATTAATAGATTGTTCTTATTAAATGAATTTATTCAAAGTAATAATTTTATAAAAAAATATATCACAAAAACTATTGAAGTAACTATTGTGTCTTTTCCAGCTGATGGTGTACAAAAAATTTTTAGTGTTGGTGAAACTATAAATGTTTTATTTACTGTAACAATAAATGGTCTTGTTCAAATTAGAGATGATGATTATTTTCATGTTTCTAAAACATCAAAAATAAGTTTTATTGAACCACCTGTAGAAGGTTCCGTTATAACAATAACATATTATAAGGGAAGAAATGAAACATTTATTGATAATTTCGGTAAACCTTTAAATGTATTTTATCAACATTTCATATATGACGGAAGTTCTTTAGAATTTACCACAAATTCATCTATTAATAGTGTTATTAGTTTAGATATAAATGGACTTATTAAAGAAGAAAGTGTTGTATATGAGGTTTATGGTGATTATAAAGTCAAACTTTTAGGTACACCAATTGTAGGTTCAAAAATAGGTGTTGTTTATTTAAGTTAAATTTTAAATAACAATTTAAAATCATATAAAAATCTTTGATAAAAATAAAGATATTTATATTATAAGAAATAAAATAAATAAACCAAAATTTTAAATATGTCAAATTCAAATAGAGTTTTCGTATCTCCAGGTGTTTATACATCAGAAAAAGATTTAACATTTGTTGCTCAAAGTGTTGGTGTCACAACTCTCGGATTAGTTGGTGAAACATTAAAAGGTCCAGCTTTTGAACCCATACTTATTAGTGATTATAACGAATTTAAACAATACTTCGGTGGTTCAACACCTGTGAAAGATGGTAATGGTAATCCAAAATATGAATTACCATATGTAGCAAAATCGTATCTTGAGGAATCAAATCAACTTTTTGTGACAAAAATATTAGGATTAACAGGATATAAACCTGTTAAAACTTTCTCAATTAAAACAATTGGTGGTATAGATTTGGGGTCATATAGTGGTTCAACCAGTGGTACATGTGATCCATCAACAAGCGCTCAAATAACCGGAAGTACATTTTATCAAAACTTATCTGGAATAACAACATATGATGGTGAAACTTTTTTAAATTATATGGATAGTACGTTCAGTACTAATACTAATAGTAATAATGGTCAATGGTTTGTTATTGGTTTAGTACCTGAAAGTGCAACAACAGGTTTGGTTAGTAGTGATGAAGAAATATCACCATTAACTGGTCTTATAAATTCAACAAATCCAAATAATAAAGAATGGTATAATCAATTGTGTAATAGTAATGGTACTCAAGTTTATTCTTATTTATTTGTTTATACATCAGGAGGTACAGGAACATTTAATGTAACTCAATTTGTATATAATTCAACAGTATTAACTGATTATCATAATCAAGTAGTACTTTCTTTTAGATCAAGAGGTTCTTATTCAGGACAAACATTATTACTTGAAACAACAGGTAATACTCAATTTAATATTAGTGGAAATGATATATTGAAGAATCCTTTATCTGAATTTACTGTTAATGTAACAGGTTCAACAAGTGGATCTAAAGTATTTACATGTTCTATGGATACAACATCACCAAAATATGTAACAAAAGTTTTAGGTACTGATGTTTTTGATAAACCAAAAGATGAGATTCCGATTTATGTACATGAAGCGTATCCTAATTATTTATCATCAGCATATAAACAAGGTTTTATTAGAGGTCTAAGTTTAGATGAAGTATATGTTTCAGAAGGAAATAATTACGCAACTCAATGGGACACCCCATTATCACCAATGGTAGTATCAGAAGTTAGAGGTGGTAAAGTTTCTGATTTATTTCAAGTAATAACTATTTCTGATGGAAATAGTGCAAATGCTGAAGTTAAAATTTCAATTATAAATATTAATATTGAAACAGGTGAATTTGATCTTTTAGTTAGGGATTTTAATGATACTGATGAAAATCAAGTTGTAATTGAAAAATTCTCACGTTGTTCAATGAATCCTGATTTACCTGGATATGTTGCAAGAAAAGTTGGTACGTCTGATAGTGAATATGAATTACGTTCAAGGTATATCATGTTAAACATGGCATCAAATCATCCAGTAGACGCATTTCCAGCAGGATTTAAAGGTTTTGTAAATAATTCTTCATTTTCAGGATCTACATTAGGTTCTATCATGTATAAGACTGAATTTTATGATGCTGGAGATATTGTTGGATATAATGCAGATGGATCTGATGTTCAATCATCAGGTGATAAAATTAAAAAAATAAGTTTTGGTCTTTCTTCACAAATAGGATTTGATAAAGATTTATTTAAGTTCAAAGGTACGTCAGCAATTACAACAACAAATGGTTTCCACTTATCAGTAAACGCAGCACCTATTACGGGAACAACCTTTATTACAACACCATATAATTTAGAAAGTCAAACAGGTGTTGATAATGTTTTAACAAATATTAATTACCGTAAATTTACTTTTGCAGTATGTGGTGGTTATGATGGCTGGGATATATACAGACAAGTTAGAACATATGGTGATCAATATATCTTTGGAAAACAAACATATGTTAGTGGTAACACATCAAATGGTGGTTTATTCAGTACATCTGTTGGTAACTCTGATTACTATTCTTATTTACAAGGTATAAACACATTTTCAAATCCTGAATCAGTTAATATTAATATTTTTGCAACTCCTGGTATTAATTTTTATGACCATAGTTCATTAACATCACAAGCGATTGATATTATTGAAAATGAAAGAGCAGATTCACTTTATATTATTGCACCACCAAATTATTCAACAGTTGAAGAAGTTGTAGATGCTTTAGATAGTGTTTCTTTAGATACTAATTATTCGGCAACATATTGGCCATGGATACAAGTTAGAGATGTTGATAATGCCACTCAATTATTTATACCTCCAACTGGTGAGGTTGTAAGAAATATAGCATTAACAGATAATGTATCTTTCCCATGGTTTGCAGTTGCTGGTTATTCAAGAGGATTAGTGAAATCTATAAAAGCAATAAAAAAATTAACTCTTGATGAAAGAGATGAATTATATAAAAATAGAATAAATCCAATAGCAACTTTTTCTGATACTGGAACAATAATTTGGGGAAATAAAACTCTTCAAGTAAGAGAATCGGCTTTAGATAGAATAAATGTTAGAAGATTATTATTAAGAGCAAGAAAACTTATTTCTGCAGTTGCAGTTAGATTACTTTTCGAACAAAATGATGAACAAGTAAGGAATGAATTTTTAAGATTGGTAAATCCAATATTAGAATCAATAAAAAGAGAAAGAGGTTTATATGAATTCCGTGTAACGGTATCAAATGAACCAGAAGATATTGATGCAAATACTCTTAGAGGTAAAATTTACATAAAACCTGCAAGATCATTAGAATTTATTGATGTAGAATTTATTATAACACCTACAGGTGCGTCATTTGACAATATATAAAATTAAATAAAAAACATATTTTACATTTTACTGTTTTTTTTATTATAAATCCCCATTTATTTAATAATATTTGGGGATTTTTTTATATTTTTTTATATACTAGTATCTAGTATCTAGTGCAAAAAATATAAAAATAAATTAATATTAAAACTATTTTTTTTATACTAGGATCTCTAGTATCTAGGATCTCTAGTATCTAGTATCTCTAGTATCTAGGATCTCTAGTATCTAGGATCTCTAGTATCTAGGATCTCTAGTATCTAGGATATCTAGTATCTAGGATCTCTAGTATCTAGGATCTCTAGTATCTAGGATCTCTAGTATCTAGGATCTCTAGTATCTAGGATCTCTAGTATCTAGGATCTCTAGTGTAAAAATATAAATTATTAATTTAATATTCAAGTTTTTTTTATATATTTTTAAAAATAAAAAGAATACTACCAGAATCGTAGATATGGAGAATACCTCTTTCATCCATTATCTGTGATTCTGTTTTATTTGCATCAAATCCTTCTTTAATTAATATATCTTTTCTAAATTCAAATCTATTTTTTCTTTTCTTATTTATAATATAAAAATAATTTGGATTTGTATTTTTAATCCTTTTAAATCCTAATTTTTGGTATAAATCACCTTTACTCCATCTTCTATCAGCATAACTAACTATTTCATTTGGGTTATATGTTTTTATAAAATAATTCAATAATTTTGATGCACCACCAATTATACTTGTATTTAATTTATTACAAAATCTAATAAGTTCATATTCATCATTTATAATGGTTTTATTTCCTAATGATTTTCTCTTTTTACCAAATGTCATAATTGAAACTAACATATCATTATAATATAATCCAACATTTATTGAACTTCCAACTTTACCCTGTATATGGTTTTCATCCAAGAATAATGATTTATCTTTTGTTTCAACTTCTTTTATAATACATTTTCTGGCGTATATTTTATTGTTATTTTTTTTCAACTTATTCAATATAATACTTTTAACAATTTCTTTTTTATTATCCCATTCATCTTCAAATATTTGAATTAATTGAATATTCTTCAATTCACACATATTTGTTTTTTCCTGATGATATTCTTTGGATTTAAATAAATTGGAATGCCAATAAATACCATTAAATTCAATGGCAATATTATGATATGGAATATAAATATCAATTTCTTTTTTATTTAAAATATTTCTATCATTTTTAATATATTCAATATTATTTTCTGATAAGAATAAACATAATTCACTTTCTTTTATTGATGATAAATTATTTACTTGGTTACAGTTGGTACATGGATTTAAATCAGATCCAAACCTATAAAATAATAAACTTCTATTAATTGTATAATTATGGTTACATTTGTCACATATTATGTCAATATCGAAACCTTTGTTATTTATAATATTTAAATTTTTGTATTTATCGTTAAATGATTCAAGTTTTTTTTCTTTATTCTTTATTCTATTTTCAACTAATAAAAGAGGGGTACTAACACCATATTTTTTCAAATTAGTTTTATTTCTATTTTGTTTTGAGGATTCCAATTTTGACATATGTGTTACACCATATTTATCAAATATTTTTCTTTTTATATGGGAAGTATCTTCAAATATATTCTTAACACCAAATTTAGTAAATGTTGATTTTTTTATTTTATCCTTGATTATATCTGAATGAATAGGTGAATTACCACCATATATAAGGTTATTTTTACTTTTAACATTGTTAATGTGCTCAATGTCTGAATTAGTACACATAATTGAACAATATTTTCCGTATCCTTCATTTAAAGATTTTTTAAAAGTTAAATCTTTTTCACATTTTTTACATTTTGGTATTTCATTTTGTTTATGAATAAAATGCCATATCTTTTGTTTAAATGGTATATTTTCAATATTTTTACAAAATTCTATAATTTCATTATAGAGAATTATATAATTATTCTTTATAAAACTTTCTTTTGTTTTATAACCTGATTTATTTTCTGTTGTAAAAAAAATTAATAAATTCATTTTTTTTTATTTACTGTATATTTATTAAATATTATATCACACAAGTGACTTAATATAACACAAATATAAAAATAAATATCTTAAAAAAAATAAAAAAATAAAAAAATGGCTGATTTATTAATGAAAATGCCGGTTCCATATGAACCAAAAAGACAAAATAGATTTATTCTTCGTTTTCCATCTAGTTTAGGTATAAACGAATGGTATGTATCTTCAACATCTAGACCTAGTGCAAAAATCAATGCGGTTGAAATTCCATTTTTAAATACTTCGACATATGTTGCTGGTAGATTCACTTGGGCTGAAATGAGAGTAACTTTTAGAGATCCTATTGGTCCATCAGCATCACAAGCATTAATGGAATGGTTTCGTTTACACGCTGAATCTGTTACAGGACGTATGGGATATGCAGCTGGATATAAACAACCAGTTGAATTAGAAATGTTAGATCCAACTGGTGTTGTTGTTGAAAAATGGTTATTAGAGGGTTGTTTTATAACAGATTTAAATTTTGGTGATCTTGATTATTCAAGAGATGATATTGCAAATATAACTTGTTCATTAAGAATGGATAGATGTATTCTAATATTTTAACATTCAATTTTATATATTAATTAAAAATCTTATGATTCCTATAAATTTATTTATAGGAATTTTTTTTTAATTAAAATTTACATAGTTAATTAAATTTTGTATTTATTATTTATAAAAAAAATAAAAATGGAAGAATATAAAATAGATCCAACTATTTCTTATGACGTTGTTGAGTTACCTTCAAGAGGTATTCATTACGAAAATAAAAAAAAGTCGTTAAGAGTTTCTTATTTAACGGCATCTGATGAAAATATTTTATCAGCACAAAACTTAATATCAACTAATATGGTTGTTGATGAACTTTTGAAAAGAAAAATTTTAGATAAAGATTTTTCAATTGATGATTTAGTAGATGAAGATAGACAAGCTA